CCGGCAGCGGTCCATGCACTGACGGCAGACCAGCCGGATTTGCTGTTCAGTCATCGCGCCAATCTGGGCAATCCAGAGCTTCGAAGGTGCGGCCCCGTTCTTCTGTGTCCAGCGGTTCGAATACACCTCCCCCATAAGCTCCCACAGCTTCCAGGCCGTTTCCGTTGCTGATAAATCCGTTTTCACGTTCCCACTGTTCGCGTGCTGCCCGGATTTCCTGAACTGCCCGTGATGCCGTGCCACCTGATGCTGCATGGCTTACCCCCTTGCTGACTGGTTTTACCTGTGCCCTGACGTGCTGCACGTGGCGGGCAAATTTCTGCTCCCACTGAACCTGCGTGAAAACCTTCCCCTCCGCCATCCAGTAATCCCGGAATGCGGCAAGCTCTGCAGGTGTAAATTCCGGCTCAGGCAGAGCCATACCCCACACTGCTGCCCGTTGTCGAAAATCCGGCGACGGCTGCCAGACAGTGGTCATCGAAAATTTCCCGATCGGTTCGCTCAGGCCGTCCAGGAATTCAGGTTCGGCTGTCTGCAACGACGCACCATTCGACTCACCGGTTGGAGCACTCTCGCGCATGCGCGCGTTATGTGTGGGGTTTAATTCTGTATCTGTATCTTTATCTGTCGTGACTTGTCGTGACAGATGCGTGACACGTCGTGACTCATCGTGACAATCAGCATCATATTTCCGCAGCTTTTCGCGCTCCCGCTGCGCTCTCTTGCGCTCTGCCGGGGATTTTGCCGTTTGCGAAACGTTACCATTGTCCTCTTTCAGCACCTGACGTTTTTCCCATCCGGAAATAAGGTCACCATCCAGAACCCGCCCCTGCATTGCATGCAAAATTGAATCAATTACGTCTTCCGTCACATCAAGCGCACTTGCTAAATCTTCCGTCGTGACATCAATGTGACCACGTAGTGACACGCCGTGACATGTCGTGACATTTCGTGACGCGCTCACCAGAAGATGGATATACACTGCCATCACTGTTGCGATTGGCTGTCCTGATACCCTGGCAATCGTTCGCCACTTGGGGTCATTTGGCATGTCATGCCACAATCTGAGCCAGGCATTAGCCATACTCACCTCTTCTGATACCGAACTTTACCCACGAACTTCCGGAAGAAATCCGGTATAAATATTGTTGGTCAATGCACAACAACTGCATTACCAGGCTGACCACCACTGTTAGTCAGGGTGCCCCAGGCGATCGCTACAGCGACAAAATCATCCACATCTTTCACCAGCCGATCCCGTCGTTCGACGATCTCCCGGTAATATTCAGAACTGTGACTGCGCATACGGGCCACCAGCAAAGGCGGCATCGCCTTTTCGATCGCCGGTAACAGCGCCTGAATTTTTTCAACAGCATCAGACGTGTCCTTCTCCACCCAGCGGAAAATTTTCTGGGTATTACGAGCCAGGGCTTCCGGATGGCTGTCGTCGTACAGTTCCGGGAACGTCATCCCCAGCTCGAAATAAGTCCGGGCTATTTCAGCTGCTGGAACTTTCTCACCGTCTGGATACGCCCAGGCATTCATTGCCATGCGGATGTGTTCATGCTTGATTTTCATGAATCACCCCCGCCTCTGGTTGTGTGTTAGCCTGATACTCGACAGGTAAGCCGTCGGTTGGGTTGGGATAAGTACTGCTATCAATCTCGTGCGGAGTTACTATCCAGCCTGTTGCTTCGCACCAGCGTAAAATTTTTTCCCCCGTAAGTTTCGCCCGTCCGGTAATGACATGGCTTACCATCCCTTGGGTTACCCCAACAATTTCAGCAAAATGCTTCTGAGTTATACCGGAATGATGCAAATATTCTCCAAGATTCATTGTTCACCTCATGTGATGTCATCACGATCATTAATAGCATTGTTATTTTTAAAAGTAAATAGCATCACTATTTCAAAGAGATTAATAATCTTATTAGAATTGAAGGTATGAAAAGAAAATCCCTGTCAGAGATCGACCTGCAAGCCGCCCAGAGACTGAAAGAAATCTGGACGGCGAAAAAAAATCAACTAGGGTTAACCCAAGAGCGTGCGGCAGAAATTCTGGGATTTTCGACACAGGGAGCTGTAAGCCATTATCTAAATGGTCAGACACCTTTAAATCTTGAGGCTGTTATCAAGTTCGCAGGGTTGCTGCAAGTTCCTCCCGAGTCAATCAGACCAGATATGGCCGAGTTGTTACAAATTGTAAGGATGTATCCCCAAGAATCTGGGGAGGACAATGTTGTCACTATATCTGCAGATATGGAACAATCGGAAAACGAACTTCCGTTTAATATAGACCCCATGGAGCGGGATTTGCTCCAGACGTTCAGGGCTTTCCCCAAAGAAGATAAAGAGAAAATGCTTAAGGAAATGAAGGAGAAAAAAGAATCAATTGAAGAAATCGTTGCGCGATGGCTAGCCGCGCAAAAGGGTCGTCGCGCCTAATCTGAGGAGGTCAAAACATGAGTACAGCCCTTTCCCCGATAATTTCTGAATTTGAAACAGTCGAACAAGAAAACAGCTATAACGAATGGTTGCGAGCCAAAGTGGCAGCAAGCCTCTCAGATCCCCGTCCTGCAATTCCACATGACGAAGTAATGGCTGAAATGGAAAACCTTATTGCTCAATTAGCTGCAACGAACAGGAGTGAGTAATGCTGCCCATTTTATGGCTACCTTCTGCACGTGATGATTTACGTCAGATCGTAGCCTATATTGCTAAGGAAAACCCTCCCGCTGCACGTAGACTAAAAATACGCATTGAAACATCAGTTTTGTCACTTACTGAACACCCTTATCTGTACCCACCGAGCGAAAGAGTTCCAAGTCTTCGTGAGATAGTGACTCATCCTAACTACATAATACTTTACCGAGTAACAGCATCTAACATCGAGATCGTAAATGTAGTTCACTCACGAAGACAGTATCCAAACAAAACCTGTTAATCCTTCCTGTCAACAACCACCTTCGGGTGGTTTTTTTCTTGCCACGATAATAGCACTGCTATTTACATAATTAAATAGTAGTGGTATTGTTCATTCATCAACCCCCCCGCCCCACAGAACGCCAGGCAATACTTCGAGTTACCCGGCAGTGGTCAGGGGTTAAGTAGCCAGCCCGAGGCGTATGAACATGACGGCGGGAATACTTTGTATAACAGCGCAGCAGGTTTTTAGTTCCGCGACCCGGCGTTAAGGGTAAATGAGGTCAACATGGATACGCTCAATCTTGGCAACAACGAATCTCTGGTATGCGGCGTGTTTCCCAACCAGGACGGCACGTTTACCGCGATGACGTATACCAAAAGTAAAAAGTTTAAAACCGAAGCTGGCGCGCGTCGCTGGTTAGCCAGAAACACTGACTGATGAGGTTGACGATGGAATTTAAAGATTTACCAGTACCATTCCAGGAAATGGCAGCGAATATAGTTCGTTCTCAACTGGCGACTCTTGACCTGAGTACCGTAGAAAAAGAAACCATCGATAATATATCCGGTAACGTGCGTCGAACCTTTATCGGGCTGTACGAAGAAAAGTGGCCATTCGGCGGACAAAATTCGCCTGAAAACAAGAATCAAGCGAATGATGAGAAGCTGAAACACGTTATCGCCTTACTACTGGAAGATGCAAAACGTCTACAGCAACTGGAACCAAATGCAGGCACCAAAGCCCGCATCTGGATTGCCATAGAATCACTCAAATATGAAAGCGATGATTATTTAAAAACCATAATTAAAACAACTCAGCATTCTGAAGAGCTACCGAAGAAATTGCCATAATAATATGTTTTTCTTATAGAGGGGTTAGAAATATGGGCCAGCATTATAGCAGGCCCATATAACAGAAAGTATTTTAAATATTACGCCGTATCTTGTGATTGTTTTTTAATATATTCATACAAGCGCACAAGTTGTTTCAACTCTTCAAAGCACATAGCGGAATTTTCAATTTTTCCGGCGTTGATTAGTGCCAGAAGAGCCTGATGTGCGCAAGCATATGGATCATTACAGGGCTAATAATATCAACTTGCATATTATCCTCCATAGAGGTTCCGGGTTAATGATGGAGACCAACACGCTGTCACGTGTGGTCGTGCGCCGGACACGGATAAGAATCCGGCACTGACAGTTTACTGAAAGAACATATCCCTGAAAAGTCAGGGCATAACACGAAAGCGCTCGGCGAAGTTAGTCTCTCTGTATATGTCGTCGTTAAATGTAATTCGATCGTGCGCTTCCGGTTGTGGCAATCCGCGAAATGGCGCGGCGGTAAGTATGGCTGGGGCTTCCTCCATTGCTCCAGAAAATGCACCGGGTTGTCAGGTTGACCATACGCCTGAGTGACAACACCGCCACAACAACCTCTGTTATCACTTTTCTGGTGATTCGGTGGAAATGGATATCCGCCATTTTTAAAGTGTATTTTGTGATGCGGTGAATGCGGCTAAGCGCACGCGGAACAGTTAAAGCTAAAAACAGCGTTATGGGTGATTCTGTATTCCGGCGTTAATTGTTAACTGGTT